GAGGAAGAGCGGAAGACCATCACCACCCAGGCGAAGTGGGAAAGACTGGTGTGGAAGCTGGTCGAGAAGATGGAGCAGGACAAGAAGGACGCCGATAGCGGCTGGCTGTAGTCTTTACCAGGGAGGCCTGGACAGCCAGTCCACGACCAGACACACCAGGAAAAAGATAATGATCGCCCCGATAATCCAGGCGATCACTAGTACGTCTGTCACTGATACCTCCTACTTTGCCCTTTACGGCGCTACCCAACCCTTGGGAGAAGACGGCATCCCCATCGCTATATAGCAATCCGTGCAGACAAAGTGGCCGTTGGCATCGTTGTAGGTACCCTCTTCCCGCCGAACACACTCGTCCGGGGTGATGGAGTAGATCTCGGCCAACTCCACATACTCCTCGATCTCTACCGGCCGCTTCTGGCAGCCGATGCAGACGGGGCTTGGTGTCTTCATGTAGCTCTCCTACTCTTCAAGATCTGTGACATCATCGATGTCAAAGGATACTTCATCCTCATCGCCTACGTCACCGGCATTGGCATCGGCCCGGATCGTCTCCCATTCCTGTTCGACGTACTCCTGAACGTGCTCTTTCCAGTCCTTGGCATCCTCTCCTTCCAGGCCAAGGGCTTCTACGACCTTCTTCTTGCTGATGTTGATCGTATAGGCAACGGAACGCTGGATGTGCTCCGTCACCATAACCTCGAACTTAGCCATTGGTCTTCGCCCTCCGTGGTTCCCCAACTTGCTTGAAGCCGATTCCATCGACCATGTACATGACGTCCCAAGGACCATCACGCTCGACAAGGATGTCGCCAACCGACATCGACGTATGCCACAGGCCAAGCTCCTCGATCAAGGGCCGGGCCTCACCGTTGGGCGACCAGTTCTCACCCTGCATGGCAACCCAAACCTGTTCAGGATCGTAGGCATCCACGTCCAAGATGAAGGCATGGCTATCCTCAAGGTTCTCCCAGGTAGGGAGGAGGTTCCGCCCTTTACACCAGCGATAACCCATAACCATGTCCTGACGCTTTTCGCCCGGACGGACGTAGTAGACCTTGAAGTTGGACTTCACACAACCAGCGTACTTGTCCGTTTCCATGTTAGTTCCCCATTCCTCGTTTCAGTGTGTCTTGCCTATAGCATAACACCACTAGCATGTCAAATCGCAATCTGTTGATATCACAGGAAGACTAAATACCCTTGTCTTTCAATGACTTAGCATGTCATTGTGAGACGGTGATGTAGCTCATCACACTAAGCTCAACAGCCAGCTAACAAAGGGTATACAATACGTGTCAAAACTACTGAACAAGCTGCTCTCCAGCGGCTCTATCAAAGACGCTTTCCTCCTCTCCGAATCTCCCTACTTCTCTGAGAAAGATATCATCCACACCGAGTTGCCGATCCTGAATGCGGCACTCTCTGGATCGTTGTCGGGTGGTCTCGTTACCGGCCTTACCGTCGTCGCCGGACCGTCCAAGTCTTTCAAGACCTTGTTGGGCCTGTACATGATGAAGGCCTACATGACCCAGTATCCGGATGCTGTGGCCCTGTTCTATGACAGTGAATTCGGCACCACCCCCGAGTACATGAAGTCCATTGGCTTGGACACCAAACGCATCATCCACATGGCCCCGGAGCACCTGGAAGCGGTCAAGTTCGATATCGCCAAACGGCTATCCAAGGTGGAAAGGGGAGAGGAGAAGGTCTTCATTCTCATCGATTCTCTCTCCAACTTCACCACCAAGAAGGAACATGAAGACGCCGATAAGGAAAACACCGCCAAGGATATGCAGCGGCAGCAGTCTATCCGGGCCTTCCTGCGTCTGCTTTCCCATCATGTCACGGTCAAGGATCTCCCCGCGGTAGTGATCAATCACGTCTACCAGACCCAGGAGATGTACTCGAAGACCATCGTCACGGGCGGCACGGCCGTCACCTACCTCGCCAATCAGGTTCTCGTCATCACCAAGGCTATCGCCAAGGATGGAGATGAGATCGTGGGCAACGACTTCACCATCACCATCGACAAGTCCCGGTTCGTGAAGGAGAAATCCAAGTTCACGTTCCGTGTGGTCCACAACAAGGGGATCGAGAAATACTCCGGTCTCTGGGATCTAGCTATCCAGGCCGGGGTGGTGAAGGAGGTCACGAAGGGTTGGTATTCCGCCCCCGGCTACGACAAGAACCGGCGCAAGGAGATCGAAGGAGACCAGCTTCTCTGGGAAAGCTTGCTAGAAGACAAAGATCTTGAACAGTATGTTCAAGACAAGTACAAGTTGACCTTCGAGACTAAACATTCGGAGATCAGCTTAGATGGCGAAGATATCGAGGTTTAACATCGTCTTCTTGAACAAGGACGAGGTATCCATCAAGGAATATACTTGCAAACGGATACCTTGTACTTGCACCGACGTCTTTCGCAACTTCGATTGCGGTCATACACCTGAACAAGCCAAGCAATACGTCATCAACTACTATCAGATGAAGGCAGAGTATGTAGAGAGCCAAACTCTCGAATCTTTCCTTCTGGACTTTGGAGGTCTTTATCCATGACGGTCATCGTGAAGAACCAGCTTCCCCAGCAACTTGCCAGAGAGATGTTCGACTTCGACTACGAGAGCAACCGGCAGATCTGGAAAACGAAGAAGACGGGCCACGTCGCCGGGTACTATGAACATGACCAGTCCTACCGGATCTGGATCGAGGGTATCCGCTACAAGCACACCAACGTCGTTTGGAACTACTTCTTTGGGCCGATCCCGGCGGGGAAGACGGTTGATCACATTGACACAAACCCCTATAACGATGACCCGAGAAACCTTCGCCTGAGCACCCCAGCCGAACAGGCTTTCAACCGTCGCCGGATCAAGAAGACCAAGTACAATCTGCCCAAGCACATCCGTTTCAACAAGACGTGCAAAATTCGACCCTACATCGTCGAGATCCGGGCGTATGGGAAGAGATACCTCAATTATTTCCCTACCCTCGAAGAGGCTCTTGAGGATAGAAACGTGAAGGTCCGTGAACTACACGGTGAATTCGCCAACCTAGACTAGGACATTGCATGGCAATCAACGTCAGGACACTCCTGGCCCACCTCGTTGGGAACGAAAAGTATGGCCGTGCTGTCATGCCGTTCCTCAAAAGTGAATACTTCCACGACCCCATCGAGCGCACCCTCTTCGATCTCATCAAGGCCTATGCCGACAAGTACAATGCTTTCCCGACCAAGGAAGCCCTGTACATCGACCTGGAAAACCTTTCCGACGGTATCTCCCAGAGCCAGTTCAAGGAATGCTGGGACGTCATCAAGGACATCGAGATTGACGAGGACACGTCGCACCAGTGGCTGCTCGACCATACCGAGGACTTCTGCAAGGAACAGGCCCTGAAGAATGCCTTGCAGAAGGGGATCGAGGCCGCGGGGAAGAATGCGAAGGTAAGCCGCGGCGAATTGCCGCAGATTCTCCAGAATGCCCTGAATGTCTCCTTCGACCCCAAAATTGGGCATGACTACCTCGAAGAAGGGGATAAGCGGTTCGACAACTACCACGTTCGGCAGGAACGGATCGAATTCGATATCGATCAGTTCAACCACATCACCAATGGCGGCCTTCTCCCCAAGACCCTGAACGTCTGGATGGCCCCCACTGGCCTGGGAAAGACCCTGGTCATGTGCCATCAGGCGGCCTACAACCTCACCGCGGGGAAGAATGTCCTCTACCTGACCCTGGAAATGGCCGAGGAACGTATCGCCCAACGTATCGATCAGAACCTGATGAAACTCACCCAGACAGAACTCCTGGATCTGTCCAAGACCGAATACGATGCCAAGCTGGCCAGGATCAAGCGCCACACCCCCGGGCGTCTGTTCGTCAAGGAATACCCGACCGCCACGGCCGGGGCGAACCATTTCCGCCATCTGATCCATGAGATCCGGATGAAGAAGGACTTCGTTCCCCACATCCTCTACATCGATTACCTCAACCTGTGCATATCCGCCCGGATCAAGCTGGGGTCACAGACCTCGTCCTATACGGTGGTGAAGGCCATTGCCGAGGAACTGCGGGGGTTGGCCGTCGAATTCCATATCCCGGTTGTCACGGCAACCCAGGTCAACCGTGAGGCCCTGAAGAGCGGGGATGTCAGCCTGGAGAACACGTCCGAATCGATGGGGTTGCCACACACAGCCGACCTCATGCTGGGTTTCATGGGCGACGAATCCCTCATTGCCATGAACCAGATCCAGGTCAAGCAACTCAAGAACCGTTATGGCGATCCGACCAATCCATCCAGGTTCTTCATTGGGATGGACCGGTCTCGGATGCGGCTCTTCAACATCGAGGGTGAGAAGCAGGAAGAGGCCGATGTTCCGCAGCCGGAAGGCCCATCTTCTGGGCCTATTCGAAGTTTTGCCTGACGATAAATAAGGCATCTAACCCAGAAGGAGATGCCTAGTGATCGGTTTCGGAGATTTCGCCGCGTCTAATCCCCGTTTGTCCCAGTACATGACGGGTCCTAATATGGAGGATGCAGAGGCCCAGACGGATTCACGTCATGCCTTCCTGATGCAGCTTACGGACATCCCGCCGGAAAGCCACACCTTGATGCAGGAATCTCGGTTCGATGCATTCAAGGCGTCCCTGGGTAAGAAAGATCCGTTACGTGCCCCCGAGGGTACCAAAGAGGGTGGCCAGTTCACGAAGAAGGGGGCGGCCCACACCCCTCTGAAACGCAACCTCCTACAAAACTACCCCGTCCTGGGACATTCGGCCGTTGCCGAAGTAGATAATCCAGCTCTAGTGAAACGATATAAGGGGCTGATGGACGAAGGTTCCAAGATCTACAAAGACATCCCCAACCCCACCCAACACTTCAAGGCCGGGATTGAAAAGTACGGGGAAAGTGTCCGCATGGGGGAAGACCCCAGGATTTCTCACCGCAATGAACTTGCCGGGGCCAGAAAGCTTCTCGCCGGGGCACATGCCCATCATGGCTATTCTTCGATCCCCACCTACCTGGATGGCAACACCAAGACAGACAAGAACGTCGCCATGGGTGATATCTGTGGTGGCACTACCCTAGCTCCACATACGATGCATGGAATGGGAGATGCCACGGCCTGTGGTGCCTCAACTCCAGAATGTCGGGATACCTGCCTGGGGTTTACGACTGGCAAGAATGCCATGCTTTCGAACCTCAACCACAAGATCCGGAAGCATCAGGCCGCAGTCATGCATCCGGAGGCCTTTGCCCGAGAAATCCATGCCCAGCTTCTCAATCATGTTGACTCCGTCGCCGAATGGAACAAGGAACTGAAGAAAAAGGGTCAGAAACCGGTTGATGCATCCTGGCGGCCCAATATGGTCACCGACTATCCCCATCATCAATGGTCCAGGAAGATTATCGATCACGTCACAGATTATGCCAAAAAGAAGGGCGTCAACTTCCTGGTACGGGACTATACGAAAGTAGCGGGTCGCCTCTATCATGACCGCTCACCCAACTACTTCATGGCCCTATCGCACACCGGCACGAACCACGAACATTCCAATGACAAGCATGTCTCCAAGGCCCTGGAGAATGGCCATACCGTAGCCGCCGTAGTCGATGGGGATGCTACCCACCTCTACGATCATGCCTCGAAGCGTTATTATCCCTTGGTAAACGGGGACGATGACGATCTCATCGAACGACGTCATAAAGAGGCTGGTCACAAGGTAAACCCCAACGGAACTGGAACCAATGCCCAAGGTCAACTCGAAGGGGTAGTGTCGGCTCTACACCCCAAGGGGATCTCGAACGCCGAGAAGTTGCGTATGATTTCCGGCAACTTCGTGAACAAAACAGTTGACCACATTGGCCCGGGTGGTAAGAAAATGCGGGTGATCGAGATCAACAAGGGAAAATAACATGGCCGACATTGAAGAGATTGACGTCCCGTTCGATGTCCAATTGAACGACATAGCCCTTCGCCTCTCCAGTGTGGTCAAGGCTTCCCGGGAGATCCAGGAGATGGTCATGGACGACGACCTGAAGACGGCCATGCTTGATTCTCTCTTCCAGGAGGTCGAGTATATGAAGAGGGTCATGCGGGTGACCTACGACTCGATAGTCGAGGAAACCAAGCCCCAAAAGTAAGCCTCTCCGGTTCATAAATAGAACATCCAAGATATTCAGAGGATGTTCTATGACCCTTCCTGTCCTAAAATTCATGGCCAATAACGAGGTTACCCTCGGAACGGCCAACAATGTCAATAATGCGACCCTGGTTCGGATCGTTAATCCGACGGCTACTGTCCACACCGTAACGGTCAAGAACGCCAATGGGGCCACGACCCTATCGGTCTTCACGGTCATGGGCCAGTCCGAGATCGTTGTTCAGAAGGGCGCCACGGATACGATGGCCGCCGACGCTGGGACGGATCTCAAGGCAACATCGGTTGCGTTTGGCTAATGTCCGACAGTCTCTGGGACCGCCTCAAGTTCAGCCGCCGGAATTGGAAATCTTCCGAAGAGACCAGGAAGAAGGCCAACGCCCGTATCCATGGCAAGAAGTCCGAGATCTACCTCCAGGGTCACCGCATGGCCCAGGCCCACAAGCATCCCAAGCCGGTTCCCCTATCCGCTGACATAGAACAGCGGGAGAAGGCGGCCAAGTCCAAATATGGCGAAATGAAGGGGGAAGTCGAGGGCGCCAAGGCCCTGGAGGGTATGAAGCGGCAACCCCGTGCCCCTGGCTGGGTAGATCGCAGCATGGTTGGTAATATGACACCACATCCGGATACTGAGAAGGCCGACCCAGGAGCGGTTCTGGCTCGTATTCAGCGGGATGAAAAGGCCAAGGCGAGGAAAGAAGAAGAGAAGCGTCGGAGGGCAGCCGGAACGTGGCCCACCCCCAAGGCTCCGAAGGAAAAGGTCAACGAGATGATCGAGGAAAGCAAGAAAACCGATGCAGCCATTGCTCGTGGAAAGGCTGTAGCCAAGGCCTTCCAGGGTCATAAGGTCAAGGGTCGAGAGAAGATCCTGCAGCAGGTCCTGACTACAGCAAAGGCTAAGAAAGCCCCCAAGAAGGCCGCGGCCCCGGCACCAAAGAAAGAGGCACCAGCACCGGCCCCTGCACCGGCACAACAGACCCCCGGCAAGAGCTATTTCCGCAAGACGAAAGGCCCGACGGTCGAGAAACAGGGTCGGGCTATGGTCATGGGTGTTTCCCCGGCGGCCAAACCTGCCGAACCGGCCCGTGAGCTATCCCCCCTGGAACAGAAGATGCGGCGGATTGCCAAGGAGCTTGGTCCGACCCCGCTCGGGAAGACCGAACATCCCTTCTGGGACTATGCCCAACACCATCGTCGGTTCCCCCATAAGGACAATTGGATCGGCCTGGATGCGGCCATGCACAAGATCAATATGGAGCATGAGGAAGCTCTCTTGGCGGCCAAGTCTGGGGAAACCCGTCGGGAACGGCGTCGTGCTCTTCGGGCAGCCAATCATGACAGGGAAGCCAAGGTTCGTATTGCTACGGCTGTCGAACATTCCTATTCCCGCAAACCCAAGGTCGAGAAGAAAAAGGGTCTCATGTCCCGCCTGAAAGGGATGTTCGGGGAGGGCTATAACCCGGCCCAGGGGCATCGGTTGATGGTTCTACGGGCCATTGCCAGTGATCAGGTGGTCAAGGAAGCCTGGGGCAAACCGGGTGAAGACGCCCCCAAGAAGGGCTATTCGGGCCAGAAAACCAATCCCCATAGACGTTCCGCCACCCCCACGGGAATGATGCGGGTTGTGGATAAGGAAGGGGAAGGGTTGGAAAAGGTTGCCCAGGATAAGAAGAGGAAAGACAACCGTCGCAAACACGCCGCGAAATCCCTGCAGAAGACCCGGGAAGTTATGGCTAAGCTTAAGTAAGGTGCCCCATGGATAAGATAGACGAGGCTGTCAGAGTATACCAGGGTCAAGAAGGCTCATGGGAAGTGGTTTGCCAAACGCAAGGAACGCTTCGAGAAGATGAAGAGGGCCAAGAATGTGACCGATAAGAACTGGGGACCGAAGGGCAAGAAGGGCGGGGAGGGCAACCACTACCTCCCCAAGGGTCGAGTTTCGGGGGTACACGTCAACCACATGGAACAGACAGGTCCCATCCTGGTCGAGCGCAAGTTGGTGCAGAAGGTGAAAAAGTTCGCCCGTGACAACAATCTCCTGGCCCCAGTCCAGGCCGGTTTGGGCGCGGGAGTTCTGACGGCTTCCCCCGAGGTTGGTTTGGCCGCGGCCGGTGTTACGACCGGTCTCGTCGTCAAAGACATGATGGACAAGCGGAAGAAGGCCAAGGAAGCCATGGCCAGGGCACGTGGTTTGCAGGAAGGCCTGTTCTCATGGTTCAAGAAGAAACAGGAACCAAAGGCCCCCGAGAAGACGGTGGCCGACCATATCAATGATGCCAATGAGACGATGAAGAGGTCAACCGAACACGTCAAGAGCATCACCAACTCCATCGAGCGTATCAATAAGGCTATTCCCGACCTTCATCAGCGAATCGATGCTCTGTTGGCCACGGCCACGGCCAAAGCCAAAGCTGCTAAGGAAGCCAAGGCCCCCAAAGACCCGGTCAAGACGGTGGAAAGGGCAGCCAAACGGACAGAGAAGCGGATCGACAGGGCATTGAAACGGGGCGACAGGAAGATTGCCAGGGCCGTGAAGCCCCGGAAACATAAATAAGAGAACGATATTACCTACGGGTTCATCTAGGAGATTTCAATGCCCCAATGGAAAGATGCCGATCAGGCCAACAATTCGCCCAATTATGTGGCTCGTCAGTTCGGTCTGCGGCCCAATAGCACACATCAGACGGCCCTGTTTGGCAACTCGACGGCTAATGGCTTCGTGGCTGGTGAGACCATTGGTGTTTGGGGCGTCGATCCCAACGAAATGTTGGCTGCCCGGGCAGGTGGTGCGGCTCGTCCCGCCAATCCTGGATGGGTGATCAAGCATGAAGGTTCCGGCGGCCGGGCCAACCGGATCAGCTACGAAGTCCTGGCGACGATGAAGTCGTTCTCCTCGGATTCCGAAAACACGGCCTTCCCGCAGTATTCGCTGCAGATCGTGTCCAACCCGTCCAACAAGTCGGCAAATGCTACCGCAGATGCCGTGGCCACTTTCTCGGTCAACGCAGTATCGGTCCCGGCTGGTGCCACGATCACGTACTTCTGGCAGAAGTGGGGTGGTGCGGCGTTCGCCAATCTGGCCGCATCGGGTGCCTATTCGAACGTGACGACCAAGACGCTCTCGGTTCTGGCCAATACGGCCTCGAACGGTGAGATCTATCGCTGCGGTGTCGCTTCGGCCAACGGTGTCGTTGCCAACAACATCTATTCGTCGAACGCGGTTCTCACCATCACGACGTAAGGTGGGGATAGGGGGAGTATCCTATGACCCACACGAATGAAGCCAGGACACTCGGGGATTACCCTGTCCTGGCAGATCCTACAGGAAATACCCTTTTCTGGGTCGAACACACGGTTGGCAATACGGCCAACTCGTACTCCCTGTCCTATTCCACCCTGGTAACGGCAGTAACCGCCGGGGTGGGCAACAACACCCTCCTGAAGTCCGGCAACCTATCGGGTCTAGCAAATACCGAGATTGCCCGGACTAACCTTGGTCTGGGAACTGCGGCAACCTATGATGCTAATGCATTCGTCTTTGCCAATGCAGTTGCGAACACTTCCGGTACTCTCCTAGCCAACAACAACCTCTCCGACGTAGCCAATACGACCGCGGCTAGGACCAACCTAGGTCTTGGTGATCTGGCTGCATCCAATGCCAATACGGTCTCTCTGTCCGCCTTTGCGGTCCCCTCGGGGGATCTCGTCATCAATGGACACAAGCTGTCCAACGTGGCAACCCCGGCGGCAGCGACGGATGCGGCGACCAAGGGATATGTTGATGGCCTGTTCGCCACCGGAACGGTAACGTCTTCTGTTCCTATTTTGTTCTCTCAGACGTGGTCTAATTCCTCAGTCACCTTCACGGGGATGCAGATCGATATTACCGACACCGCCTCTGCTTCATTTTCCATGCCTATGGATGTTCGGGTAGCCAGTGTCAGCAAGTTCTCGGTGACCAAGGAAGGTGTTGTTACGGCGGCCAATCGATTTAATGCCCAGGGCCTTACGATGGCCTACAATGGTCTTGCCACGACTATGTCATTCCGTGGTGCCGGTGATGTTCTCCTGGTTGGCGATGGTGCCGGTATCCTTTCCTTGCGCAACAGCACCAATGCACAAACATTCAACATTTACAATACATATACCGATGCTTCGAACTACGAGAGACTGACACTTAACTGGTCTACGAACATAGCCTATGTCGGCATGGAAAAGGCTGGCACAGGCAGTCAGAGAGATCTCGTCATCCGAAGTTCAACTAATAGTGTGTCATTGCGATTGGGATCTGATGCCTATGCTGGGTTTGCAAACAATGCAGGTACCAGTTGGATCTGGAAAGTTGACTCCAGTACGGGTCATTTCCTGGCCGGTACCGATAACACCTATGACATCGGTGCCTCTGGCGCAACAAGACCGAGAAACATATACATCGCCGGGTCTTCTACTGTCGCCGGTACATCCTATGCATACAACTTCATCTCGAATACCAATGCCACAACGGGTGGCGTCTTCCTGGGAACGAACAATGATGTAATCCTGGGGCGGTATGCTTCACATGTCCTAAGACATGGACCGGCGGATAATGACGTCGTCACATCGGCACTAATCTCCATCTCTAATGCCTCCCCGGCTGTTATCACGACGTCTTCCACCCTTACCTACAGCCCAGGTACACCGGTCAAATTCACGACGACGGGCGCTCTTCCCACCGGTCTGACCGTCGGCACCCAGTATTACATCCTTACTGTGCTAAGTGCGAACACCTTCACCGTCTCGACATCAGTGGGTGGTACCGCCGTCAATACCTCGGGGGCTGGGTCTGGTACCCATTCGATGGTGGTCGGTCCTATCTCCCAATACATACGTCCTATGGGTGCTGTCGCGGGTACAGATATCATCGGCGCCCCCATGTTCATTCAAGGATCGGCAGGTACCGGTGCGGGTGCTGGTGGTAGCCTCATATTCCAAGTTGCCACTGCTGGTTCGACTGGTACCACCCAGAATAGTTATCGCACTGCACTGACAATTGATCATACAAGACTTGCCACATTCTCGCATGTCGTGAATGCTTCGAAGATGGCAATTGGCAGCACTGTCTCTATGAACAATGGTACCTTTAATCTTAGCAGTATTTCAACTCTTGGTTGGTCTTCTGACGTTACAGAATATGGGACAAAAGACGTATATCTTTACCGTGACGCTGCTGGGGCACTCGCTCTTCGCAATAGCACCAATGCACAAAAAATCAGGGTCTATAACACCTATACAGACAGCAGCAACGGTGAATGGCTAAATGTCGGCGTGTCCGTTCTGAATGGTGCACAATTCGGCATCGAAGCGGCCTTGAATGGCACTGGAAGCGGCCGAGACTTATATCTAGGTACCCAAGGAGGCAATAGCCTCTACTTGTACACTGGCAATACCACACGTTGGCAAGTGAATAGTAGTGGTCATTTCATTGCATCGAGCGACAATTCCTACGATATCGGTGCATCTGGCGCCAATCGACCAAGAAACATCTATGTCGCTGCAAGTATAAACACTGGTGCTGCAATTACTTCTGCTACAAATTTGATATGTGGAGCAAACTATGGTTTTGTTTGGAATGGTAGGTCTACACTTGGTTCTGCAGTAGATGGAAACATTGAGCTATATAATCAAGCCGGAACCAGTTTTGGCCGTCTAAGCTTCGGTGGTACTACAGCCTCGTTCCCAGCCTTGAAGCGTTCTACCACTACACTCCAGGCTCGTTTAGCCGACGATTCTGCCTATACATTCATGGACACCAAGCTCCTCCTACAGACTGGAGCGACCCCCTCGTCCGCCTCGGATACCGGCACGACGGGCGAAGTTCGATGGGATGCTTCCTACATCTACGTCTGCACGGCCTCGAATACGTGGAAGAGGGCAGCAATCGCTACGTGGTAGTCGCATAAATAGACTACCAATCCCCTACCTTATGGAGGCATCATGAAATACGTCAAGCTCCGTGTCTATTCCGATGTGAAATCGACCGACATCTTCACTATGGCGGTCAAGTTCTCTCCCCCGAACCAGGGCGTCTCCATCGAGGAAATGCGTCGTCGGGTACGTGTCCTAGACGCTTTCGAGGCCAACAAAGACCCGGTCGGCATTACCCTAGAGGATGCGGATCATGAGACTCTGGTGCAGGCCCTGAAGTCGGTTCCCTGGACCGTCTCTTCCAAAGAAGTCCTGACCATCGTGGATGATGCCCTTGACGCCAAGGCTCCTCCGGTAGTACATGCTGCCAAGGCTAAGGAAAAAGCCTCGGCGTAACAGGACCATAGAGGAAAATTATGGGCGATAGTGAAGCCGACGAGAAGAGATACGGCCTCCTGGACACGTCCGCCACGGTCGAACAATCCTACTTCTTCACCCAACCGTCATATAAATGTCCCATTCATGGGGAAAGTACCCATGCCATACATGTGCAGGGGGTGCGCCAGGATCTTGATGGATCGTACTGCATGATCTGCGCCGTCGAGAAGATGGTGGGTTTTGAGATCCAAAAAGTCGAGCGGGTGAAGTAGCGTATTGAGGATATCATGGGAATGCTTCAGCAGATTGGCTACCCAGCCCCTGATGCAGATGGGACGCTGCGAATCGAGTGCGTCGAAGAGAACGGTGAAGTCCGCCTCGTGTGCAACAAGAAAACCTTCGTCGTCTGCAAGATCCTGGATGGAAAGCCAGTCGTTCAGGTCATCGATACCGACACCGGGGTCAAGTATCAGGGCGACATCGGCATGTTGTGTTGGTCGATGTGATTACCACGAACACTCGAAGTAGACTTCCCGATGCTTGAACGGATCGGGTAGCCTCTCGGTAAGGTACTGGATAAGGTTCGAATCTGGGGTAGCTTCCTCGATCAACACCACATAGTAGGGGTGGTACGACCCCCCCTACAGTCAAGTTCAAGATTGACCAACGCACCTCGATATCCACCACCCGCAGATCCCTCCAATTGACACCATAAAGGCCGCTGCCCTGGTATCCTATGCTGTCTTCTTTGGCATGGTTGAGGATGGCATCAACCGTAGCCTTCAGTGCGAGAACATCAAACGGTAGCCCGGTGATGTTGATGTTGGTCATGTCTTACCCCACAGGATGAATGGTTTGTCGCCGTAATAGAATTTCCGGGCCACCTCGGACCGCAGGATCAAGGTCAGGAAAGCCTCGGCCGACCGGACACGTTCGAAATGCAATCCCCCGGGAGAATCGCAGATCTTGTCATACGATTTCCGCACGTGGGGGCATTTGATGTACCCCTTCTCATCAACGATATCCTCGGGTTTCTTCGGTTCCATCGTCACCTCCACACAACGACATCCGCTTCGGGATTTTTGATACAGGCCGCCAGATAGTCCTCGATGAAGACCACAAACCCCTCGTGCGATCCCCATCCATTGGCCGGGTTGAACTGGGAGAAGTGGACGGGGTTGTTCTTGAGGGCCTGGAGACCCTCCTGCAAGATGGGTATCAACTGCTTGGCCTTGGTGATCCCATTCTCCTCGGGCCGCCAGACTGGAGCATAAAGATTGGCCACCGTGGCCATGTCGGTCAGGTTGTGGGTGATGTTGCGCCAGTAGACCGTCTCGATCTCGTCGCCCCCGACCTTGCACAGGACAGGCTCCTCCCCAGGAAAGCGGCGGTTCCACTCCTCCAGGGTGATCTCCTTATTCTCCCCATCCTCACGAATGAAGATCGTCCAGCGAATCGGCTCAGGATTGGGCCTTCTCACTTGCAGAAATACGTCCAAACTCATGTTTGAGATCCCCGTCGTTAGCTGCCCCCTAGAAAAGTTATCCTCGTTTTGGATAACAGGGGGTAACTTCTGTATACTTCCTTCGCTCGTAGCCACTGTCGCCCCTCACGTATCATACAGAGTACCCCTGGTCAAGTCGGTTGGCACCTAAATACCACACCCCCACCAACTTAAGCAGGTATGATGGAACTCTTGAATGAACAGAACTTCTGGTTGTATTGTGCCAAGATGTACAACTCGAACTACTACACCTCGACCGAAGATCTCACCAACGACCTGAAGCGTATCGGCTACATCCGTAAACTCCTGACCCGGTACATTTCGACGGGGGAATTGAAGCCACAACTCATACTGAACCATCTGCGGGTACTCAAGAACTGTTTCGGTACCATTGCGGCCACCAAGATCGTCTTCTTTCGCCTGGAAGACCTGATGATGTACCTGAAACCATTCATGATTTACCTCGATATGCTTCCAGAGCATATCCACAACGTCGGCACCGTCAGAACCATAAATACCGATATGATCCCCATGGACCTAGCCATCGTAGACGCACTCCGAAAGATTAACAAATGTTCATGAAGTCATTTAGAGCATTTCTTTCCGAAGAGATCGCCGCGAACCACACCGGTCCAGGGGTATCAGGTACCGGGGGCGCTACCGATTCCATCGTCCCAAGACTGGGTATACCCCCCAAGAAAAAGAAGTCTCAAGAGACCATGCTTCGGAGGAAGGCACCCAATGACGGGGAACAAGTTTAACGGCCTGAATAAGACCGACGAGGAATTGCTGGTGCGTCTCGACGAGAAGGTTGGCCGCATGGATCAACAGATCTCGATCAACAGTGTGAAGCTGGACAACATCATCCCCACCATTCGCCAGGAATTCCTGACCAAGGCCGAATTCAATGCCCTGTTCGTCCCCATCCAGAGAGCACTGTACGCCATCATCGGTTTCTTCCTAACCTCGATAGGGGGGCTGCTGATCACCACGATCATCAAAAACGGACATTTCCTCTGATGTTGCACATCAAGGCCATCAACATCTTCACCGTTTGCCTTGTCCTGGCGTCCTTCTATATCGGGTACTGCGTCTACGACGCCGCCAAGGAAGGGGTGGTGCAGGAGATATTGTCTGTCGAGGTTCACGACTACGACGATAAAATAGTTCACACGCCCAAGGTTGGTGAGATCTTCGAGGTCAAACGCCGCAACCACATCCAGGTCACCTACCGAACAACCCGGCTCAGGACGGGAAGGAATTACCAAGAACGAATCCTGATCGAACCAAATAGATCAACCCGTGTGCTCAATGAACATGTGATCTGGGGATACAAGGGAGAAAGCTACGATTACGTTGTAGACTATGGATTACCACACACTGTGTCTAATGGTTGCTACCATTCGGTAAGAATCAAGAGCAACATTGCTACCCCTTACAATCCGATTACTTGGGTCTACCCCATTCTATACTACTCACCATTAGTTTCTTTCTGTGTAGTCCCCGATGAAAAGTGAGGTGACATGTCTACGCTTGGTTTTCTATACTGGTTGCTGACCGATCTCAGCACAAAGGACAAGATCCTATGGAGTTGTATAGGGATCTTCGTTGGTACCCTGTTCGTGTACCGCTTCATCTACTTCTAACATCCCCGTACTATCTAACCCCCTTCGGGGGTTCCTTCGGACCTCCACTTCGCTCCGGTCCTACGGGGTCTTATTTTTTCGCACATCGTTACTGTAGACGCAATACCTCTTAATGATTACTATAACTATCTTTCACGCGGCACACCGAGTATACGAGCGAAATCAAGGGCGTCAAGTACGATGTTGGAAGAAAAGTACATCATGCTAGCATCACCGATGCTGGATAGGTTCGTGCGGAAGGATGACACCCTCTACAATTTCCGCTGCCCCTTCTGCGGTGATTCCGAGAAGTCGAAGGCCAAGGCCCGGGGCTACCTGCTCTACAAGGACGGCAAGTACGTCTCCTACTGCCACAACTGCTACAAGTCCTACTCCTTCCCCCAGTTCCTGAAGCAACTCTCCACCGTGCTCTACGGCGAGTACATCATGGAGAAGTACCAGGAGAATCCCTTCGCCAAGAAGAAAGAGAAGACCAAGGAACTGTATCTGAACCGCCCCAAGGTTCCTGATGCCAACAAGGCGCTCCTGTCCCTGAAGAAGATCTCGGCCCTTCCGGCGGACCATTTCGCCAAGGCCTACGTGGTGTCCCGCAAGATCCCGACCAACCACCACCATCGTCTCTACTACACCGAGAACTTCAAGGCCTGGACCAACAAGATGGTCCCCGACAAGTTCAAGAATACGGACTTCCCCGATGCCCGGCTGGTGATCCCCTTCCTGGACAAGGACGGCATCTTGTTTGGCTATCAGGGGCGCTCCCTCGACCCTACCAACAAGGTCAGGTACATCACCATTATGCTCGACGAGAGCAAACCCAGGATCTTCGGCCTGGATCGGGTGAACCTGAACACTCATTTCTGGGTGGTGGAAGGCCCCATCGACTCCCTCTTCATCCCCAACTGCATAGCTACAGCCGGGGGTAAGATCCAATCCGAGCTAAAGGGGCTGCACTTCGAGCCGTCCAACTGCACGGTTTTCTATGACAACGAGCCGCGGAACAAGGAAGTGATTCAGTCCATGGAAGACTGTGCCAACCGTGGCTACCGTGTCGCTATCTGGCCTTCGTCGGTTTCCTACAAGGATATCAATGAGATGGTGCTGGCCAAGGTGCCGGGCGATGGTATAGATACTGAGAGAATAGAACTGGTCATGTCCAACTTCATGAGGACAATGAGGGAGAGATCCTATCAGGGTCTCCAGGCACTTCTAGAGATCAGAGGGTTTCGAAAATGTTGAACCGCATTCGAGGAGCTATGCAAAAACCGCATAAGAAAGATGTTCTGTTCATCCACGGCGCCTGGGCCTCCCCGATCTCCTTCAACTACATTGCCTTCAAGCTGAAGGACCACCCCAATCTCGGCGATCTCCATTACTTCTCCTATGATATCCAGCGCCGAACGGTGCCGCAAATCATCAAGGCGGCACGACACCTGATCGATCATGACATCCAGAAAGACACCGTCGTCGTCGGACATTCCCTCGGCGGCATCATCTCTCTTCATCTTCACGATTCCGTGTACACAGATTCTATCGTGACGGCCGCGGCCCCCCTTGACGGACTGCATATGAACAGGTTTATTCAGGGCCTCTTTATCCTGCGATCTCAGTCACTTAGCGACGTCTTCTCACACTCCGTCCTAATCAAAGAGACGCAGGATATGGAGTACCACAAGCCCATTGACGTGCTCGTCACGACCAACGGGTTTAACCCGGCCCTGTATGAGAAAAACGACGGGGTCATAACCGTGAAATCCCAGCAGGTCTGGTATCCCAAATCTGCAAAGATCCATCACGTGCATACCAATAACACCGAGGTTCTGGTTTCAGACCCGATCTGTGAGTGTATCAGCAAACATCTGGAGATGAAAAATGATCGAACTGACCATGCTAACCCCGGAGAAGCACAAGAAGCCGATCCTCATCAACCCTGACAATGTCATCACGGTCGAGCCGTTCTGGATCGGCGTTTCCCCCGACCCGTCCGAGGGTGCTCAACTGAAGCTCACCGACGGCCACCGTTTCGTGGTCTGGGAGGGCTATGATCGTGTCAAGGCACTACTGCAGGGGCACAACCCGCAACTCCTGACGGAAGAGGCTCCCAAGCCCGTTCAGGACGCCATCCCCTCCATCTCGGTTTCCCACCACAGCCAGTAAGGGAGGGTACTACCCATGCCATTCGACCACCAGAAGGTGCGAATTGTGGCGTGTACTCAACCAGAAATTGAGGATGCCACAACCGCCGAAGACCTTGTGTCCTACTGCGCCAGAGTGTCCAACCCGGACAACCAAAATAACTACAAAACTGCAGATAGGCTCCTTCGGTATATGATAAATAAGAAGCATTGGTCGCCGTTCGAGATGGTCAATGTGGTAGTGGAGATCCAGACGACCCGAGACATCGGCCGCCAGATCCTTCGCCACCGATCCTTTTCCTTTCAGGAGTTCTCTCAGCGATACGCAGTCGTCGATAACGGTTCTTTCGTAACCCGTGAGACCCGTCTGCAGGATACCAAGAACCGCCAGAACTCCCTCCCCAATGAGGATGAGAAACTGGAAGGGGAATGGCAGTCCTATCAGGAAGCCCTAATGCAGAGTGTCTATGGCGCTTACAAATGGGCAATCGACAGCGGTATTGCGAAAGAACAGGCAAGAGCAATTTTGCCTGAAGGCATGACTATGTCGAGAATGTATATGAGTGGCAGTCTCCGCTCGTGGATTCACTATTGCCAAGTCAGAAATGATCCTGGCGTGACACAAGCGGAACATGTTGATATTGCAGGAAAAATATGGGATCTTCTCATCGAGAGGTTCCCCTCACTCAAAGCCATATAGCAGGAGCAAGATTACCCATGGACACCTACCAAGAATACATCCACCGTTCCCGTTACGCCCGGTATCTCTGGGATCAGAATCGACGGGAAACGTGGGATGAGACGGTAGGGCGTTACATCTCCTTCATGCAGAAACACGTGAAGGAGAAACATGGGTTTTCTTCCCCCGAGCTATTCGAGACTCTGAAGAAAGCGATCCTGAATATGGAAGTCATGCCTTCTATGAGGGCTATGATGACAGCGGGACGTGCTCTCGAACGTGACAACGTGGCTGGCTACAATTGCGCTTTCCTGCCGGTGGACGATCCCAAGTCTTTCGATGAGGCGATGTTCATTCTCCTGTGCGGCACGGGTGTTGGCTTCTCGGTCGAACAACACAATGTGGACAAGCTCCCCGAGGTCCCCGACGCCCTCTTCGAATCCAACACCACCATCAAGGTCAAGGATTCCAAGGAAGGTTGGGCCAAGAGCCTGCGAGAACTGATCGTTCTCCTCTATGCCGGACAGATCCCCAAGTGGGATGTGACGCAGGTTCGTCCCGCCGGAGCACCCCTGAAGACATTTGGTGGCCGGGCCTCTGGCCCCGAGCCGTTGGTCGATCTCTTCCAGTTCGTGACGGCCATCTTCAAGAATGCCGTCGGTCGCCGCCTGACATCCCTGGAATGCCATGACATCATGTGTAAGATTGGCGACGTCGTTGTCGTTGGTGGTGTACGTCGTTCGGCCATGATTTCCCTCTCTGATCTCGGCGACTATCGTTTGCGTCACGCCAAGTCCGGAGTGTGGTGGAAGACCAATCCGCAACGAATGCTGTCCAACAATTCCGCAGTTTATGAAGAGAAGCCGTCCCTGGGCCAGTTCATGGAAGAGTGGAAGGCCCTGTACGAATCCGGTAGCGGTGAACGGGGCATCTTTTCACGTGAGGCATCCCGCAAGGTGGTGTCCCGCAATGGTCGCCGTGACCCCAATCATCAGTGGGGTGTCAACCCCTGCTCCGAGATCGTGTTGCGCCCCTACGAATTCTGCAACCTGTCCGAGGTGATCGTGCGTTCGGACGATACGATGGAGACCCTGGCCCGTAAGGTCGAGTTGGCCACCATCATTGGCACCCTGCAGTCTACCCTGACCCACTTCCCCTATCTGCGAAAGATCTGGAAGAAGAATACGGAGGAAGAGCGGCTTCTGGGTGTGTCTCTGACGGGCATCTATGACTGCAAGATGATGTCCAACCCCAAGGACAAGACCCTGCCTGAACGCCTCTCACGGCTGCGGGAACTGGCCGTGGAGACCAACAAGGATCTGGCCGAGAAGCTGGGTATCCCTCATTCGGCTGCCATCACCTGTGTCAAGCCGTCCGGAACAGTCTCCCAGCTTACCGATTCGGCCTCGGGCATCCACCCCCGCCATGACAAGTTCTACTTCCGTCGTGTGCGGTCGGATAACAAAGACCCACTGACGACGCACCTGAAGATGATCGGTATCCCCAACGAGCCGGACATCATGAAGCCCGACCACACCACCGTCTTCACCTTCCCCATGGCGGCCCCCAAAGGTGCCACGTTGCGGTCGGAAGTGACGGCCCTGGACCATCTCCAACTCTGGCTGCTCTACCAGCGTCATTGGTGTGAGCATAAGCCGTCGGTGACCATCTCAATCTCCGAGGATGAATGGCTGGATGTGGCGTCCTGGGTCTACAAGCACTTCGATGAGGTGTCGGGCATCTCCTTCCTTCCCTATGACGGCGGCACCTATCAACAGGCGCCCTACGAAGGGGTAACGAAGGCCCAGTACGAAGATCTCCTGGCCAAGATGCCGAAGTCTATCGAATGGTCCCATCTGGTCGAGAAAGAAGATACAACCACAGGTGTACAGAACCTTGCCTGTACAGCCGGAGGATGTGATATCTAGGAGCATGAGCCGTGGTGAACTTGCTGAGTGAATTGATCGCTGCCCTCGAAATGCACGTCCCGTCCCTGGAAACCAGGAAGCACATATGGCTGCACCTGATTCCGGCCATCGAGGAGGACGATCCCGAGCTTGTAGAAGAGCTTAAAGAGGATACGTCCTTCGACGAGGCCTGGGAGGAGTACATTTCCGGGCAGGATGAGGAAGAATAAATAGCAGGGACTACTACTGCTATTCATTGAGAGGAAACCATGGGACTTTTCGAGGACCAACTGGTCGTTTTGACCGATGACAACCCGAAGCCGGAGGCGAATGGCCGCCCCCTGCATTTCAACCGCGACCACATCGTCTGCTTCTATCGCCTCGAAGCCGACCCTACGAAGACCAACGTCTTCACCTCCGACGGCCGCGGGTACACCGTGCAAGAATCGGTCGAGGCCATCTACAAGCTGGTAAACTAAGGCACCCCATCCCCCTATGAGAAAGAAAAGATCCCCCTCCTCGGGGGCCATGAGGCTGTCTGACTATTGGCACCTTGCCGTAGGCAGCTTCCTCCTCCTGTCGTGTTTTCTCTTTGTGATCAAGATCATCACGCACCTGTAGGCAGACTAAATACCCGGTCAACATGAGGACCTGGGTATGTGGACTTACAGGAATATGCCATTTACGGCCGACATGATCGGCAACAACGTCGGCTTTGTGTACCTCATTTGGAACGTCACAAAGAAGAAATGGTACGTGGGTCAAAAGCTCTTCACCAAATCCAAGCGGTACCAGAAGAAGGGTCGCCGCAGGTCCAAAAGGGTCGGGTCAGACTGGGAATCCTATACAGGATCTAGTGACGCCCTGAATGCCGATATTGCGGCTGGTGATACCATCGAAAAGATGATAATTTACCTCTGTGAATCAAAGGGTTGGATGAACTATCATGAGACCAGAGAGATCATGATCCGGAACGCCCTTATCGATGATAGCAGCTACAACACGTGGTGTTATGCCAGGATTCGACGGTCGCATCTGACTGGTAAACGGAGGGTCAAAGAGGAAGCCTATGTCTAGATTTACCCGAGGTATCAGGAAAGTCTTTGGTGGTGTCAAATATGTCGGTGAGACGACTGTCAAGACCACGGAGAACGTGGTTGTAGCCACCGGATCGGGCGTCAAGACGGCCGCTGTATCCACCAAGGGTAAGGTCACCGCCGCCTTCCTGGCGGGTGCTGTAGCGGGAAATCTGGGGCCTGGGGCCTATCAGAAAGCCCAGGATGTCATCAACCCCCCGACACCTCCCCCCATAGTGGAGACGACTCCCCCCGCATCGACACCAACTCCCCCCGTACCCGATCCGGTACCGGCACCGGCCCCTACTCCAGATCCGGTCAAGAAAGACCCCTGCTACAAGGACGTCCCCTACAAGAAGTGGTTCGAGGTTCGGGAATACAAGAAGTGGCGGGACCAGAACGGCAAGGAGCACGTCGTCCCGGTTGTCCACAAGCGGTACATGACCAAGTACAAGCAGGTCGAAGTACCCTGTGAAGAGACCGCTGCTCCCCCGCCCTCAAGTTCGGCGCCTCTTCCAACAAACCCTACGTCGCCCCCAAGCCACGTCCAAGCTCCCGCCCCGACGCAGGGAACTGTGATGTATGGTCTGAAAGGTCTTGGTGGGACTTTTGATCAGAAGGCTTTCGAGGACTTCGCCAAGGCCCGAGGCTACGTGCCCAAGGTCATCAAGGACTGGACGAACGACGAGGCTATAGCTCAGCTTAAGAAGGCCATTGGTAACTCGACGGCCCCGTATGCCCTCTATGGCTTCTCCTATGGAGCACAGACGGCCAAGAACTGGGCAACCAAGCATTTCGATCAGCCCCCAAGCTTGATCGTCACTGTAGGCGCCTCTTCGATCCTGTCTCTTGATCCGAAGAACTTCTCGGCCTCGACCTTCGTGGAGAACTATTTCCATACCGGGACGAAGCATGACACCCCCGGCTACTACATCAAGGCCCCGAACGTGGGGGACAAGAACATCCAACGTATCCTGGCCGACATGACGATGGACGGCACCATTATGAAACTGGCTCCGGAGGGACCATGATCCCGAAAGTGGTTGACATCTACTCCCTGTCCAAGGTTCAGAACGACACCTTCGTGAGAGCCAAGGCGGCCGGTATCCTGGGAGTGATCCATAAGGCCACCGAAGGGGTCTCCTTCACCGACAAGAAGTACCCACAGCGGCGGAAGATGGCCCAGGAAGCCGGTCTGCTCTGGGGCGCCTACCATTTTAACTACGGCAACGACGTGAAGGCCCAGGTGAAAAATTTCATCTCCTGGGCAGATCCGGATGAGAACACCCTCCTGGTCCTCGACTATGAGAAGGCCGGGACGGACATGAACATCGAGAGTGCCGTCGCTTTCATGAAAGAGATCGAGGATAGAATGGGCAAGTCCTGTGCCATCTATTCTGGCAATCGGCTGAAGGAAACCCTGAACTACCTTCCCAAGCAGGATCAGGCCTATATGGCCTCGAAGAAGCTCTGGCTTGCCCAGTACGGCCCCAAGGCGACCCTGCCTCCCGGCTTCAAGAAGTATTTCCTGTGGCAGTACACGGGGGACGGGATTGGGCCAAGTCCTCATACCGTCGATGGTTTTGAGAATGGAGTCGATCTGTCCGTGTACGATGGTACCGACGAGCAACTGCTGATCGATTGGATCGATTAGGCTTAACTTCCCCTATAGACAAAGCCGAAAAGCCACGTATATAGTCCCGTCCTGGCTAACGGAGGGAAGTCGTATGCGGCAGCGTAAGCCCAGGAATACAAAGAAGAAATCCAGAGGGCGTGGTCAAATAGTCACACCCTGTCAGAAAGTGGAACTCCTCCGCATCATGATGGAGGCAGCAATGTCACCGGGGGTGTATGATGCGGACCGCTACTCCCTTGGACATGCTCACGGATTGATCACGGCCCTGGCAATTATGACAGATACTGAACCATGTTATCCACAGGTCGAATACTTTGCCGAGGACCTGGAGGACCTTGAGTGCATCGGGGAATCCAATGCTCTTCATTAATCGCCCATGGGGCCGTCCCATGCTTCGGCGGCCCCGTTACGAAAGAGCTTTTACTCGCCTAGAGGAAATCGAAGCAGAACAGTCTGCTAGGGAGTACGGCTTCAAATCTCTCACACATGCCTGTCGTTCTCTCGACATCACCCGCAATGTCGGCGTGATCTATCGACCCTGGGAAGAGGGCTTCGACGAGTACCTTGAGGTCAAGATCGAGGTGTGATATTGGTCTCCTGCACCTAAGACAGTGAAAGGAGAACGATATGGCTGATGTTTCGCAGATCAGGGCGGTTGCTCTGATCTTTTTTATGGTCCTATTGGCCTTGTCGGCACTCACTCCAACCTAAAGAGGTGAACTTTGCCTATTCAACCAGATGATGATGACATCGTGAAGCCGGTCGGGAAGATCTCGGGCTTCAAGGATAAGGTCGTCAAGTTCTTCAAGTCGGCCAAGGACGAAGTCGTCAAGGTCGCCCAGGAGGGTCTGAAGTTCTTCAAGGGCGTTACCGATGAAGGTAAGGTCAAGAAGGTTGTCGATGCCGACGACAAGGTCAAAGTCAAGATCGATGACCATGACAAGGTCGTTAAGATAGACCACGGCACGAAGGTCGGGGATCTCTCGTTCGGTCAGCTTGGTCTGATGTACAATCAGATGACCAAGGATCTGATCGGCGGCCTCACCAACGGCACCCAGAACAAGGTTCTGAATGAGATCAACAAGATCCAGACAGGCATCACCAATCTGATCGAGAACGGCACCATCGGGAAGTTGGGTGACGTCGCTGTCGTTCATGCCCAGAACGTCGCAGATCAGATGAACTTCCTGCGGGATCAGGTGAAGGCCTTTGGGACCAACTCCTACAACCCGAAGTTCATCAACGACGTGGTTCGGGATATTCAGGACATCGTCAACGGGGACGCCATGCTGCAAAAGGCAGCAATGGTGAAAGATACCCAAGGGTTTCAGCAAGTCTCCAACCTACTTGTTCCACCCGCTCCCTTCGCAGATTCTCCAGTTCAAACGCAAGTCCTACTGAAGTTCGTGGCGGATTCGAACGATCTGGCTACCAAGGCGATTGCCCTGGCTGGTACCGATCCGAATTCAGCCGCGGTGAAGGCCCTGGTACAAGACATCCAGACCTTCTCGGCAAATGCAGATGCCTACACCACGCAACAAGACCTCCTGTTCCAGGCTCGTTTCAACAACGAGTTTGCAACCAATGGTGTTCAAGGCACTGCCTCTCGGGAAATGATCAAGGGTCTCCAGTCCGGTGACGCTTCCCTGGTGAACGCTGCGGCAGAGGTACTTCAAGGCAATGCCAATGACGTACGTGGGAACATGTTGGCCTCGGGTGATACCTATGTGCCCCCGGTCAATGGTGGCATCCCGCTCGACATCAAGACGGTGCAGGTTGCCGGTCAGGTGTTCAACGACGCCATTACCAAGCTCATTGGTGGCATCAGCCCGGCCAATCAGACCTCGGTCGTCAATGACCTCAAGGCGGTGGCTGATGGCCTAACGGCTGCGATCACCAACGAGAACTTGACTGGCAAGGCCCTGAAGGACGCCAACAAGATCATCGAGATGGTCACGAAAGATGCGGCGATTGTTCAGAATACGACGTTGCCTCAACAGCTTTCGGTCACGAACAAGCTGCTTCATGATGACGCACTCAAGATCGTGAACATCGTTCAACATGATGCGGTCTTGAAGAACCTGTCCTCTGCACAAGACCCGGGCAACCCTGGGTTTGCGGCCCTGCCGCAGAACCATCCGACGGTCTTCGACAGCAGCAAGGTCGTCTTCGATCCACATCAGGCGGTCCAGAGTCATACGACGGCTCACGCCTAAGAACATTTCCTGTGAGGGGTAATGATCAAGCGTCTCGTCCTTGTTTCCTTGTCCGCTATGGCGTTTTTCGGCGCCTACTGGGTAAGCCTGAACGAACAATTGGCTTCCTCTCACAGGACCTCTTTCACGGCCCTCCTCGTTCTCGTCGGGGCCTTGATCGTCTACAAGATGCTGCTCAGCTTCAGGATCGTGAAAAGGGCGGTGTCGGCGACGGCGATCATATCGTCCCTGCTCATCATCTCGGGGGCGATCAACATCCTGGCCCTGGTCGGCCCTTTCTACATGCTGCAGATCTATGACCGGGTACTACCAGCCAAGTCTATCGAGACCCTGACCGTCATCTCCGTCATTGCCGCGGGGTTGTTTGTTGCCTCCGGTATACTTGATTCCATACGTGCCCGTATCCTGAACCGGGTGGGATCGATCTTCGTCGAGAACTACTCGACCGAGGTGTACTACGCCATCATCAACGAGGAGGATGGACATCAGGGGGTACGGGATCTCGATACCCTGCGTTCCTTCTTTTCCTCCACCGGCCCTATCGCTGCGTTCGACCTTCCCTGGGTGCCGATCTATCTGTTCGTGGTCTGGTCCTTCCATCCTACGTTGGGGTGGGCCGTTCTCTGTGGCATCCTGGCCCTCATGGTCCTGACTGTCCTGACCGAGATCTCAACCAAGAAGAAGATCGTGGCCCTCAATATGGTCTATGGGGACCGCAACACCATCGTTGAGGCTGCCCGGCGCAATCGAGAAGTCCTTCGGGCCATGGGCCTGGGTCGCATGTTCCTGTCTCGCTGGGACGGCGCCAACGACAAGGTGCTACGTCTGCAGGAACGTCTGGCCGATCTGACCGGCTTCTTCGGCAATACCTCCAAGACCTTCCGGGTCATCCTGCAGTCCGGAATGCTGGGCCTGGGTGCCTATCTTGTGGTGAACCAACAGGCCACCGGGGGCGTTATTATTGCCGCCTCGATCCTTTCGGCCCGTGCCCTAGCCCCCATCGATATGGCCATTGCCAACTGGAAGGGCTTTTCCGAGGTACGAAAGGCCTTTGGTCGCCTCACCAGGATCGTGCAGATCGAGGGGGATTCGATCATCGAACTTCCCGCCCCCTCTAGTGTTCTTCGGGTGGACAACGTCTCGGTTCCGGCCCCTGTCTCGGGCAATCCCCTCGTAGAGAAGGTGGACTTCACCCTACGTGCTGGTCAGGCTATGGCCCTCCTGGGCCA